CACCTGTGAGGCTCTAGAGCCAGGGACCGAATAAACCTGCTAATACTTTGCTAGGTTTAATCTCGATCTCTTGCCCTTGAACCCGGCGCTTCAGTCTCAATTGACCTGGTAAGTCAACATCTGCTACCGCGTCGTCATCGCTCCATCCAAGCCGTCTCATGGCGTCTGATACCCGAGTAAAAGATTGTATCACGTCTTGATGCGGGAACAACTTAACGAGAATTCTTCTACCTTCAACAGACGTAGCTGCATAGCCCAACAATCGAACTAAATATTCAGCTGGCTCACGTTTCCTATGTCGTTCAGGGTAAACCATTCTCTGAATGAGTTCACTCTGAGGGCGATGAGGTTGGCTGTGAACCCACCAATGGCCCAAGAAGTGCGTCCTGTTGTCATCGAACTTCTTGGTTTCGGCAGACTTGTCAGTAATTGTTGATTTCTCAACGCTTAAGACAAAGCCCAGATCACTCGCAGCTGAGGCCAAATCTCCCAAGGCAATTCTGGAGTTCGAGCCCACAATGACGTCGTCACCCATCACCAGCACGCGATCATGTGGAAGACTATGTCCAGTAATCTTTTCCCACATGTAAGACACAAGTATCAAGTTGACAATAGAGTCAATAATAGAAGTAAAAGCACTTCCACTTGGAACTCCTTTGTGCTTTTGATACACGTGTCCGTCTGGAGCTATAATGCGCGAATGAATGAAGTCGTTAACGTACCTTCTCCACACACTCAGCTCGTCGTCAGTAAGATTGAGATGCGTTCGTGCCACGCGAAAAGCATCATCAATCATTCTGGCGGGGACAGTCGAATCGAATTTTGAAAAATCTAACGAGTAGACGTATTTGAACCTCGATTCGATTTCGCTGATGATTGCGCCTTGTTCGTGTCCACGCAGTCCCCAGACGAATGGCCTTTTGCGCGAAAGCGCTTCCATGACTCGTTTTGAGTAACGCGTCCCAACAATTGTCGTAGCGAGCGGCGCCATCCATACGAGCCTAGTTTTTGGACCAGCAGTCCCAGGCTGAACGCGACGGCCAAAAACATAGGGGTCAAATCCCCTTCCGTCACGAATAATTTTCGTAGCCAAACGTGCCCCGGAATCGAGGACAAATTTATTGCTACGAAAGAAAGGAGCCCCAGCGTAAGAGTCACGCAAAATGTGCGACTCCACCACTTCATCCACGCTGAGAGGGAGCTTCCCTCCCGTTTTAGTACCTGCACTGTCATACGTCGAACGAACAGCTCCCTTGTAGGCAGCGGTTTCGAAGGATCGTGTTCCACCTGAGGTTCTGCGTGGATTTGGTACTTCCATAGTGGCCAGTACAACTCCCCTGTCAAGTGAGCCAGCGACGTCAGATACATGTCGAAGCCCGACATATTCTGTTCCACTTTCACCTGCCGAGTTCCCGTTCGGCTTGTGATCAAGTACTCGTCGTCCTTGAGTGCTTGAGGGGGCTGGAACTTGACGCTCGGTGCGGCGACATGAACATTCTCCGTGTCCTGAGACACCGACTGTTTGAACGTCATGTCCGGTATTTGCGGTTGTGGTGTCTGTGCCTGGTCGGGTTGAATGTAAAGGACATCCGTACGAGGAGATCCCTTTCTCCACCCATTGAGGGTCGGTGACACTCCGATTATCCCTTTCTGGCACTAGCCCAGATGATAGGTCTCCCAAAACTCGTTCCATGGAGTAATCCACGGCTACAAGCTCGACAGCCCTACTGAGCGAAGCGAGCGCATCAGCAACTCTTTTCTCGTTGCCTCTGCTGAGGTACGGGCCGAGGTCATCTATGCCCGATCTCGCATGCAGGTGCATGTTACACCTCCTAAGCGGGTCTAGTGATGTCGACTGCGGTGACCAGCCGTTACCAGTCGGCTGTGGTTTGTCACGCCACATAACATTTGATGGTTGACAACCATCAGGCACTTTGCCACTGTGGCAATCCCTCGCCAGAGGCAGTGGGCTAAGAATTCTCTTAGCAAAGACCATAACGTGGTCAATCGATCGTCAAAAGACGAG